TTATTTTTTACGACTGAAATTCTCATCATTCGAACAAAATTCCAGTGAATCACGGATAATTCCGCTCAATCGTAAAATGTTTTCTGGTCTATCAATTATAATCTGATTACCAGAAAGCTCTAATCCAGCACGAGAAATTTCTTTCTTATGATCATCTGTTAATTCGATTGGCATTAGAATAGAAGGATGTTGTTTATTATTGTAATAACGTAATACCCATCTATTTGTCTTACCTTGGAATAAAAGACTAAAATAACTTTCTGTATCCTTAGCAATTAAGTCTACATCGCTACCTAAAATCATTGTTACATAATCATGTAACAATCTTTCAGTGTATGTTGTAACTATCTTACTGTTTTCAGGATCTACTATTGGTGCCGTTTCATCAATAATTTTTTCTGAATCAATAATTTTTTCCTCTGGCTCACTCTTACTAGACAAACCATATACAACCATTGCACTGACTGCTTTTTCAACAGCTTGTTTTACTATCGGGCTAATAGTTTCAAGAAAACGCTGATTTAATTGTCTTCCTATATTTGACCTACTGGCTACATAACGCACAAACTCGAGATCTATCTCTTTTAGACTAGAACTAATTGTTTTAGTAAACGCAGATAAATAAACACTCTCTTCAGCTAAAGTGCGTAGTGCTTCTGGTTGAAAACAATCATGGCAAAATCTAGCTAGCTGTTCAATCTTTGATGAATCTAAATTTTCAAAATCTATTTTTAGGAATGGTGTACTATCCATGATATTTTTTTCATCTAAATCAGTGAAAAAACGCCATTCTCTACCATTAGTTACAGCTGCGACAGTCACTTCTGGTGTTGCATTGAAATAACGGGATAACTGAGGAGAATGATTGGTTAGATTTTCAGACCAAGATTTAGCTTCAATAAACATAACTGGGACATTATGGCAAAATAACGCATAATCTACCCTTTCCCCATTTTTAACTCCTTTAAAATCAGCACCATATTCTGCTTTTACTTTTGTTGGATCATAAGGGTTAAATCCTAAAATATCTAATAGAGGCAAAATCAATGCCTGCTTTGTTGTTTCTTCTGTGGTGCAATGTTGACCAACTTTATTTACATGCTGAGAGTGGCTCTCAATCTTATCTCTAAAAATACTATCAACCATCATTAATCTCCTTATTTAAAAGAGACTAAATTCTAAACATTATTAAAATCATTGTCTGTGTTGAAGATCACAATTATTTCTTCTTCTCAACTTTTTTAAACTTTCCACCAATAACAGTTAATTTACTTACCCAATCACCGCCTAAACCATCGCCGCTATGTGATAATTTGACGATCTTATATTCACCGTTAAAGTACTCTAAAATTGATTTAACGTTAACAAGACCACCAATTTGAAGTGCTGGATTGAGTAAGCAGGAAAGTTCTAATCCGTCGTCTGTCTGCTCTGGCATACCAAGCATTCCAGTTTCTTGTGAAAGTAGAACAATATCGTCATTAAGCACTTTGTCCTTTGGTAGAAAAACAAGGTTGCCGTCTTGAATAGACCAGTCTGCATTGTTATTTCTTGCTATGCGATTCAGCACCTCTCGACTATCTCCATTCATTACGCGCCCACGTGGGAGCTGTCTTTTATTTGGAATATCGACCGCACTTTCATTGACTTTTGGCATTGTCTTTTGAATTTCTTTGACAATCTGCTCATCTGTCGCACCTTTTTTTAGTGTAGATGATACTCTTGATTCAGTATAAGCTTTGAATCCGTCTGAACACTCAATATCTAAGATAAAATCCAATCCATCACGTCTAACCTTGATTTTGTTAATATCACCAGAATAAATCATTCTTAATTCGTGATAGCCAACAAGCAAAGTCAGCTTTTTAAAAGATTGGCTCAATGCTTGGTTTATATGTGTTCTGTTCAAGTTCCAAACGCTTATTTTGGCTGGATTGGGCTTTTCATTAATTGTCTTGTCAATTTCAAAAGAGACTCTTAATTGTTCAATAATTAATGTCTCATTGTCATTACTCAGCTCAACTTTCCATTGCCGTCCGAATTGCTTCATCTTTTTCACCTATGTAGAGAAAACATCTTGTACCGAGATCTTGAATGGAGAATGGATCTAAATTTGCACCACTCTCATCTACTAGATAGAACACATAAGGACGAGTTGACCGTATTAATAACGGAACGCCACAAACAAGAGCGAGACCAGAACAAATTTGCTTTTGACTTGATACCTCAAAAATATCCATCGCCCAGAAGTTTCCAATACTATTGAAACGCAGCGTTAGACGTATTTTGATCCCTTCAAACTCAAATGTTTGCTCTTGAAATGGATCTTGTGTAACTGGAATTTGTAGCATATCAAACCTCATTATTAAAAAAGACGTTTAAGCAATGATTTTTCTTTCGGCTTACTTGGTTGTGTTGTGCCTTGTTGCGTTTTAGCTGCCGATTGAACTCCCGCTCGCCCGCTCTTTTTCTTCCCTGCCACAGAGGATTTACCCTTTGAAACTGTTGCGGTATCAACAATAAAAACCTCTCTTGCTGTTATTGTGAATTCAGCACTGCCGTCTTTTATTTGCCTAACTGAAATAGATTCAATCATCATATTCTTGTAGAGCAACAACCCTGTCTGAATTTCGATAGTTTCCCCTGATTTCTGGCTCGATACTAAATCTGCATAGCATTTTTGTACCCGCCCATTTGCATCAGAACTATCTAATAAACCACCTAAGCCAAAATCAGGTAAAAAGGGAGCAATTGACCGCACTTTATTAACCGTCTGTTTAGCGGTATCAATAGCTCCTTGGACTTGACTCGCCACCCGAGTTGCCTTGGCAATGGTTTGCTGTGTCTGTGAAATCACCTTTGCTGGTAAAGGCAATCCATTTAAAAAATCACTTACTCCTCTGATATTGCCAACACCAGGAATATTTAATCCTGCACCGTCGTGGTCGTGATCGACAACCACCCCAACAATAGTTATTTGTTTTGGTTTAACGACAGCATGATCGGCAATTTCAGCACCACTCTCTATCGGATTATCTGTAATAGAGAGTTCAGATGTATGCTCTTCTGTCGTCACAACATCAAGCATAATTTTACCGATGCGTCTGTTTGATATTTGTGTAAAATTAAACATTAACTCTCCTTACATCACTACGCTTGTTTTCGCATTTAATATAGCGTTTGTCGCATCGCGTGTAACTTTACTGATATCATTAACTAGGTCACTAGAACCGTTAATTGTGAAGTGTTGTGTGATTTTGTTATTGCTGTTTGTCATACGATTATCTGCGCTAGATTGTGTCAGTGCCTGTTGTGTAACGGTACCTACAGTTGATGGATTTTCATCATTAAAAAGATCAGTTACACTATTCCATAAACCTTTAGCACCATCGGCAACACTATCAACAATTGATGAAGGAGAGAAGTTTCTTACCGTATCTACAATTGGAGAAATATATTTATCGTACTGCTCTTTGATCCATTTAAATGCTGTATCAAATGGTGCTTTAATCGTCTTACCGAACTCCTCAAAAAACTGACTTAAAGCATTAAACTTATTTTCAAACCAGGTACTAATATTATTAGATAGGGTTTCCAACCATTGACTCGCACTATCTACAAACTCACCAACTGATTTTTTTACATCATCCCAGTTTTTAATTAACCAATAAATGCTATAAGCTAGTGCCGCCACAATGGAGATAACTGCTCCCACAGGGTTACTTATGAATGCGGCTCTAATTGCCGTGGCAATACGAGGGAGCAGAACCAATAATTTACTTCCCCAACCTAACAAGATTTGCAACCCACCACTTAACAGACTAAACACTTTAGTCACGCCTGAAAATCGCATTAATGCCGCAAACACTTTCACACCCATACCGCCAATGGCGGCTAATTGATTGCCAAATAGGGCAACAATTAAAGTAAGTCCTGTTATTGCTTCAGGCAAGTTTTCGCTTACCCATTGACTAAATAACATTATTTTTTCGTAGGCAAGATTTGCCCATTCAATCAGTGGCTGCCAAAATTCAGCAAATGCACTTTCGCCACCCCGTAAATACGTCAGGAAGTCATCTACAAGCAGAATAACGCCAGTGATTGCCATCATCAAGAGCCCTAACGGATTTGTAGCGAATGCAATAATTATCCTACGACTAAGCCATAAAAATGCCGCACCAAGCACATAAATCGCATTCTCCCAACCGATCGTACTAGAAACCAAGTCATCAATAATGCCGATTGTGCGAGTAAAGAAATCAATAATCCAAGCAAGACTATCGCCTAGAATACTCAGACCTTTTTTAATTAAATCATTGTTTACTACAAACCAATTCTTAAATCGCTCGATCATTCGCTGGATTGCTGGTGCAAATTTAAGCGAAAGATATTCCCCTACTGCTTTGATCATCTGACTTAAATCAGTAAGTGAATCTTTAAAATCGGCCGCAGTCTGGGCGTTTTCTTTTGTCCCAACACCAAGGGTCATCTTGTCACGTTCAGCCATTAATTCAGCAAGTTCTTGCTTACCCAGTCTTAATGTCTGAATCATTGACGCATCAATACCAAGCTTAGATAGCATTGCGATCTGCTCTTGCCTGCTCATTGACTGCATTTTGTCGCTCAATTCACCCATAACCGTGAGTGAGTCTTTTACATTACCCTCTGCATCTTTTGCACTGAGTCCGTAATCCTCAAACGCCTTTGCACCACGACCAACACCAGTCTCAGCTTCACCAATCGCACGAGAAAGACCTTCAATAGATGCCTGTGCCGCTTCAGCGGATGAGCCGTTAACTTCAGCAACTTTGCCAAGCTGATAGATTTTATCTGCCGCCTCGCCTGTTACCTTGGATAGTTGGTGAATGTCATCAAGTGCGGTGAGTTGCGCATTGGCAAATGCGGTTAATCCAGCAATTGCACCTATAAATGCTGTACCAATAAGACCCGCAGCAATAGGAAGTTTGCCAAGCAAGCTATCTGTTTCTTTTAGCTTGTTTAAATCTCTCTCATTGGTTTTTACCCCAATTTTTATCAGTAATTCATTGAGTAACATTTGCTTGTTCCTATTGTGCTATTTCTGCGATCACCTCATGAAAAGATAAAAGGTCGGCTAATGAATAGACCGACCTTAATTCGTGAAGTGTGCAGTATCTTTTGACTATTGGTGTAAAAATAAACCAGTCAATTTGCGACTGGTTTACTTGTTTAGATTGGCTGGAAGAATAGAGGCTAGCAATCCGCCCCCACCGCTGAAAAAATCCGCAAATTGATATTTCACCCCCTCAACTAATACCTGAATTAAATGACTGCGGTATTGGTTAAAGTGCTTATCAGGGTTATCAGATAAGCGATATTGCGAACCTTCAACGCAGCAGGTTGTATGCTTGAGTACGATATCTTCCAACGCTTTCACACTCGGATCGCCAAGACAAGACAATAGGTGTGTTAAAATAGCATAACCAACTTGTTCTTTCTCACCCGCTTTCACGCTAGATAAATCCACACCCTGAACCAGTTTTAATGCATTTTTAATTGCACTCCAAGCACCCATCGCATTGGCAGGTGTCATTACATAACGAACACCGTTTAATTCAAATTCGTGTTGCATTTCCATAAATTACAGCCCTTTTTCAAGATTCATCACAACGCTTTCAAACTTAATTGTCCATGTTTCAGGATTATGTCCTTGCCCACGAACAAAGCTTGGTGGCGTAGTAAAATAGCCTTTTGTTGCTGTCACCACATCGCCATTCATCAAGTCACGAATAGATAGAGTCATTGGTGCGAACGTTTTAATGCTATTTTTCTGCTGATTACGCAATTTACTTAAATAAGCGTTATCTTCTGAATGTTGTTTAACCTTGAGCGTTAACGTGCCTGATTTATCAGTGTTTGCGATAAAAATACCACGACCATCTGCACCAATAACATATTCACCATCATCGACGGAGTAAGCCACGCTAATGACATCGGTACCATCTGCCCAGTCGCTAATTTCGCGACCGTCTAATAGAACGCTCACCTCTTTTGGATCGAATACTGCCATTTCATTTCTCCTTATCTGTTGTAGTTCACAATCACATCAACGAAATGGATTGCACCAGCTAATTTAACAGCCGTCTGTATCGGGGTTGCTCGACGTTGTTCGCGATCGCTATCAGAAAGCGTATCCATTGGCGCAGCCCAAACGTAATAACCTTTTTCAAGGTAATCACCTGTTTTAAGAGAACCAAAGCTATCTCCTGTCCATTGCCCTGGAGCAAATGCACCGTTATTAATCCCCTCAAGGCATACTTTTTCAACCGCAGAAATAAGTACTGCCTGACCTTTATCAGTAAGCGGGATCTTGGTTGGCGATTTATAAAGGCGAGCAAACACTTCTTTCTGCACCGCATCAGTGAACCAATCAAGGATTACTATTTCATCTGCGAACTTACCACCAATCACTGTACCTTCTGCAATCATCGCCACATCGTCATAATAGGTATAAGTGTTAATGCCTAAGCGTTTAGCCTTGTTATGTTCAGTCGCTGTCACATCATCTGCGGTAATGCCAGGTTGAGTTTTGAATTTCAACGTCATTGTCGAGTTATTCGCTGCAAAGTTCACAGATAATAAACGCGCTAGTGCTGATGATGCCGCATAGAGATCGTCTTTATCGAAGATTGCCAATGTGTGATCTAATTGTGCGTCATAAAGTTTCTTGAAGATGTTTGTCGCTTTCCATTCAAGGTTTTCTACACGAATTACATTAACCCCAAATAACTTAGTATTGGCTTGAGCGTATTTAGCACAGATCTCAATTTGAGAATCTGTTAATTGAGCGGCGAAAGTAAAGCCGTACCAATTATTGTTCACTTCTGAAACATTGAATAACGCTTGATTGACTTTTTCCGCTTTTAAGACGATTTGTGCTGCGCCTTTTTCAGATAATACCTGACCATTTTCAAGCTTAAGCATCGCCCCGATGTACTGACCATCCTGACCATCATCGAATGCATATTTCATTACAGTGCCTGGATGAACACCAGCTGTTGAGCTTGTTACTAAAAAGCGGTTACCAACCTCATCATAGGTGATTGTTACCCCAGCAGTTAATGCTGTGAGTTTTTCTTGAATTTTCGTTGCAACATTCGCAAATCCTGTACTTTCAGTAAGGTTTACTCCTTTAACTTCTAATGTTTTATCGCCAACGATGAATTTAAAATAACCGTTCGAGATGTTTTTAAAATCATCTAGATCGTTATTTAAAACCGCGCCTGATAGCTTATTCGAAGTCTGCGGAATAGTTGTTCCTGTTTTCTGCCAGCGACAAATAATTAGCTGTTTCGCGCGTGGACTTTGACTGAAAAATGGAAAACTCGCTTTCGAAGTTTCAGAATTAGAACCAAAAAGCTGTTCGACTTCTTGTTGACTTTGCACATAAACATAACGAGTTACTGCGTCGTTAAATGCAATTCCTGCCTCTGGCGTAAATAATGCAACTACACCAAAATCTTTGCGCGGTGCTGATTTTGGCACAGTATTGAGCTGCACATTGATAATATTCGAAATGGATAAAGCCATTATGAATTTCCTCTTATTTGTTTAACTAAATGATTATTTGTAGTGACATCGACTTGCTCGATAGGATTAAGTGGTGTTTCAACAATGTGATGATGTGAGATTTCACAATCGAATTGCGCTCTTTCTTCAAAATTAGCTGAAATAGTCGCGGTAAGGTTTCTCACATCAGAAAAACTAACAATACCTGCATTCATTGCTTTAAATGCATCAATCAATTCTGAGCTTTGTAAAATTGTTCTCAGTTTAATTGCCACTCTTACTGCATTGGTGCCGTAACAAGAAATACTAACCATACTCAAGCAACTAGTTATGATTCTTTCTTTTTTCCCATCAAACCTGCGCTTACTTTGTCCTATTTCTTTACTTGAGATTAGATCGACAGTGATAAATTTTGAGAAGTTATTTTCAGGCAACCAACCTCCCAACACTGACCCATTAGGTAATTTCAAAGCCTTCTGAATCAACTTTCGCAGTCGAACTATGTCGAACTCCGATATTGTTGTAGTATCCATAATCTCCCCAATCCCCTGCTTTTATGATTCTGTAATCGTGATTTCTAAAATGAACTAGATCGCCAATTGACAGCGGAACACCAGTAAAAAACTTCATCGATGGTAAAAAACGCTCCATCTCTGGCATTAACTGCATATCGTTTGGTGTTGTTGGAATAGCAATAGCGATAATCTTTTCAGGCTTTGAATAAACCGCATTAAAACCTTCTGCAGAATGTTCACCTTTTAGCCTTTTTAGTGTTAGAGTTTGCCTAAAAAAGCTATTATTCAATCGTCCACGTTGATTAATTAAACTCATCTCACAACTCCTTTTATTGACTGTCGCAATTTACCTGTATCGATAAGCGGTTTACTCGAACCTTTACGTTTAATTGTTTTAGGATTATTCGGCACCCAATTTCCACGCACTATATTTTCTTGAACATCAGCTTGAGCAATTAACGCGAGTTGTTCATAGATTTTTTCTGGCTCAACGCCTTTCTTAAACAGATTAACGAACATTGAGACATACTTTTCCCGATTATCATTTAATGTCTGTCTTAAAAAAGGGCGCTCTGGAATATGGTCATTGCCAAATTCAAGCACTGCGGCAAGACTAGCCATATTGAAACCAGGTTGATCTTCAAGTGATTTATTAACCTCTTCTGGAATGCCCACGAAAACATCTTTTTTAACTAGCTCATTCAGTGTTTTAGCTAAATCCTTAAGCGCATTAAAATTGCCAGAAATGGAAACACTCATACCACAATTATCCCAACACCAATTAATTTACGAAGTCGTAAATACTCCTGCCCGTAAGCAGTTGTTTGATAGAAGTCATCGCTAGGATTTGAAATCGATTGCGTATAGCTTACTGAAAGTTCACCTGCTGCCTCAGAAGAAATAGGGCGAATCGCTCCACCCTGACTTTCTTTCGAATTAAAACTTATTCTAAGCAAGTGGGCAGTTAATGCCATTACGCCACGCTCATACAATCGCCCCCAATGCTTTTCGCTGATCTCAGCTTTTGCATCTTCAATAAAAATGCCGACTTGTTCAGGGTCGGCATTTTTAAACTCTGGATAACGCTTTATAAAACTGTTTTGTAATGGCATTTATTACTCCTTAATAATCAACGTATAAAGCCGCTTGTGGCTCTTTAAAGTTCACGCCACCAAACACCATAGTTAAACCTGATTGGTAGGTCACAAGATCTTTCTTGCCTGCACCAATAACCGTTGGGGATTTTGGTACGTTCATTTCCACATAATTTTTGTCATTAGTGTAAATCAAGGCTCGAGTTTTACTTGCTTTGGCTAATTTCGCAAAATTAGACGGCAAGGCTTCGATCTTAATATCTTTACCTGCTGCGCCTTTGAGTTTTTCCTCTAACCATTCAAGAGCAGACTTATCAGAGTTTGGACGCTCTAATAAAGCAAGATGAGCCTTATCTGCGCTATCAATAGCAAAGGAGTTTGGTACGGCAATACGGTGAGTTTTTTCCACTGCGCGTAAGAAGATTTCTTCGAAAAACGCAACTGCTTTCGCATAATCCATCGCGCTAACCGCACCCTTGGTCTTAGGATTATAAATTTCAATCTCGTCTGAATTTAACAACCCTTTTAAGCGAGTATCACGAGAGTGCCCTAAGAAAGCGACTTTTTGCAAGGTTTGGTGGGCGTTTTGGTTAAGGGCGTAGAGTTTCTCAGTATTCACTTGAACACCTAATGCTGCTGCCTTTTTAAGCTCAAATTCATGCCATTCAACCAATTTCATCCAAGTCACCAATGGTACTTTTTTATGGTTGAAGGTGACACCAACCTGATCGAATACGCTTGTATTCATTGAAATCAAGCCGCTATCTAAATCACCTGTAATATCAGAGCTAAAACTTAAGATTTCATCAGCAAGTTCGCTCCCTTGAGAATTGATATGCACAAAATGTGGGAACACAATATCAGGGTATTTTGTGCGGTTGATACCTGTTTGTACTTCGGTTAATGCCGAACGTAAAATATTAATATGTGGCATAGTTATTTTGTTCCTTCTGGTTATAAACGAGTAATTTCTGCAATATTGCCTGCCACTGTAATCACTGTGTAGTCAGTTTCAATGCAGTTTGTTGTGTCTTTTACTTTTTGGATAGTACCCACTTCTTTAGATGCGTTAGCAACTGCCACCACGTGAACTTTATCGCCACGCTCGAGGTCATCTACCCCTTTAGCAATTTCTACCCAAATGCTGTCTGCTGTACCAATGTGCATTACATCGCACAATTCGCCTTTCGGCGTCTCATCCTTAATCACATTACGCACTACAACACCAGCAAGAGTGTCAGTTTTAGCTGATAAAGCTTTTACGCCTTTTTCAGATAACGCCACAAAGCGTCCTGCGACTAATGCGGTTTCGCCTTCGTTCATATAGGCGATAGCTTTTGAGTTAGCTAATCCGCCTTTGCCAATGTTGCCAGCGGTTGCTACTGCGGTATTAATTGCAAATGCCATTATTTTGCTCCTTCGTTGTAAGAGTTAAAATCAAATCGTTGTGCAGGTTTTGCATCACCAATTAACACACGCCCTAGGTTTTGGTCTGCGAGTTTCTTCGCTGTGGCTTTAGCTGCCACATAAGCTCCCGCCATTTCCGCATCAGAAAGGGCTTTTGCCTCATCTTCGCTAAAAATCCCTGTTGCAACCACCGCACTTTGCTGAATTCCACGCACCGTTGCTTTATCTGCAAAGGTTACATCAGCAAAATGCACCTTGGCATCTGCCAATAATGCGGTGCGTTTGCTTTCTTCTTCTGTGGATTTTTGGGCATCTTGTAATTCTTTAATCTGCGCTTTGAGTTGCTCATTTTCTTGCACTAATGCTGCATCATTCACTTTGGTTTTCTCCTTTGGTTTTTTCTCGCCATCTTCGCCTTTTTCAACAGGCTTTTCAGGTTTGGTTTCAGGTTTAGATGATGGCTGTTTTTCGCCTTCTTCTTTCTTTTCTTCCTCTTCCACCTTTTGTTTCTGCTCATCTGATAACGTAATACCAAATGCACCCAGTAAAGCATCAAGGAATTTCACGCTTTTACTCATAATGGATTTATCCTCATCGGCGAATTTAACAGTTGGCCCACATCGCCCTTTCGCCACAATAGCGACGTGGTTGCCTATCATAGGCGACATCTCAAAATCAGCATCTTGAACCGTTGTGGTGACAATATCGCAATCGTAACCACAGGAAAGCTCTTCAATGCCTTCATCTTGAATTAACTTAATGGCGTTTTCGTCATAAACCCAAGCTTCAGCAGCTAGTGTATCGCCCACACGCTTAACATTTCGCACTACGCCTACAGATAAATCTTTCCAGTTTTTCGCATTTACCCCTTGTTCTGGATGTCCAATCGTTAAAGGCACACCTTCAAAACTGGCTAAAGTGCGATCTGAAAATAAAGAGTTTTCCGTACGAGCGACTTTTTTCACTGCGGTTTCTTGCAAGCCTAATTCGCTTGCGTTGTATTCAAATACACCTACTTTAGAAATTGTTGCTGGTACAACTAAATAACCATCTTTTGTTACCGCTCTTTGACTTGAGCCTTTGTCTGTGAATTTCAT